GTTATGGTGCTGATAGTTCTTGGCGCTGATAGCTGGATAGAGAGACTCCTATGACCGATTACTCTCCCCTGAGTGAACCTTTGCCGCCTTCGGGCGGCTTTTTTATGCGCCATTAAATGTACATTTAGTGCCACTAAATGTACATGCCAGTGGGTAATGTACCTCATAGGCTTTTAGCATTGGTAGAACACAAGCTAGGCACTACAATGCCGCCTTAATTAACCTGTTAGCTTGTGAGGATTGTCGTGTTTTTGTGGTGCGTTTATGTAGTAACAATGTTGGTAATGATAGCTGTTGAAGATTCCCAGCTAGGAAAGATTATTTCCCGTGGGAAAAGTGATTAAGTTAGTGGATACTAACCTATTAGGTGTGGGGACGCACAGGCAAGGCCCAAATGCACAGGGTAAAATAGGCACCTGTGCGTCCACCTGTGCGTCTGTGAGTTAGGCGGGGCAAGGGATGCACAGGGAGAACAGGTTATTTGCTTTTTAAGTTTAGAGAGAAAATAAAGAGATAAATATAAGCCTGTGAGGCTATAAAAACTCCAGCCACCAAACATGTCCGATTTTACCTGTACCCTGTGCATTTTGTCTGAAACCCAATGGCTATGCGGCTTTGAGGCGCACAGGTGGCTTTTTCTACCCTGTGCAACCTGTGCAGGCTGTTTACCCCCTGGCGAGGGCCACGATTAGGAAAGGCAGCATGGCTGCTATGACTAGTGTTGCACCGGCAATGGCAACGATATTGATCAGGTATTGTTTCCTAGCAGCTTTAGCTTTGGCTGCTTTGATGCGCGACTCTTTGATCGCTTTGCGTTCTCGCAGCATACTAACGTAGAACTCTTTTCCTGCCGTATAGAGGATGATTTCCCGCAAGTCACGTTCAAAGTCCTCAATTTGCTTTTTAGCGGTGACGATCTGCAACGCTTCAGCTTCAACTGACCCACTGGTAAGAAACCCTGCTTTTGTTTTATTGGCAGCTTCGGCTGCAGATATGGCATCGCTACTGTCGTAAAACTTAGCGACACGATCTGACAAGTCCATAATGCTGTGTCCAGCACCGACTGCTTTGGTGATGAAAGAATGGGCTGACTTGGCGGCACTCACCGCCATTGTAATTTCTGCTATCAATGGGATGCTCCGCTGGGGTTGGCTGTGCCTGAGTAGGCATTGATCATTATATCAGCAGCATCCTGTGTCCCCTGGTTAGGTCAACCACCCCTGTCAACTTGCGTCAGGACACAACGCCTGCGTCACATATGCCATATAATGCGTGTCATTAATGCATCCCCTGGAGTAAATCGCATTGGCTAAAACGAAAGAACTCGACTACGAGAAAGTCAAACACCTAGCATCTATCGGGCTTACCGACGAACAGATAGCTACCAGCATTGGAGTATCACGCTCAACAATAACCAGGCGTAAGCGTGATGATGCCGCATTTGACGCCGCTATAACGGATGGCAAGCAAATGGGCCTGACCACAGTGGTGAGCAGCCTGTTTAACGCAGCGACTGACGCCTCAAAGCCTAATATGTCTGCAGCCATTTTCTATTTGAAGAATAGAAGTGGAGGAACTTGGCGGGATAAGCAGGAAGTGGACGCTAACCTATCAGGCTCAGTGACAGTGGATCACGACATAGAGTCAGCCCTTGCATCACTTGTGGAAGCAGGCGTTGATCCTAGCAAGCTGTAGTCTGCCCGATGCAGCATCGGATAAAAAGCTATATAAATCAATGACTTACGTCACCGAATCACAAAAAGACGTTGCATTTGATAACCGAATAGCCTGGGAAGCGCCAATTTCAAATGCGCTTCGCAAAATCGAAGTACCTCTGTGGGGCGCTACGCGCCCACATATCTGAGTACATATAGGGCGGTTTATTTATGAAGTGCTGGCACTGCAACACCGACTTAATTTGGGGCGGGGATCACGACGTAGAAACAGAAGAGGGTGAATTTTCTGTGTTCTACATAGTGACTAATTTGTCATGCCCAACATGCCGGTCATATGTGGAAGTTTATTTACCCACAGAAATTGGACTTAGTGAAGAATGACAGAAACGACTTCAAAAAAAGAGACTTCAAAAAACGAAGTACCTGCTCTGACAGCGGCCCAGAAAAATAAAGCGGAAAAAATAGCAGAAGCAATCCGCGTGGTGAAGCTGCACAAAGCGCAGAACCGTCTGAAGTATTGGAAGCCATACGGTTGGCAGGAAGACTTTTACGCCGCTGGTAAAGACAACAAGCAAAGAATGCTGATGGCGGCAAACCGTGTAGGCAAAACTGCTTCACAGGCCGCAGAAGTAGCATTTCACCTCACAGGCTTATATCCAGATTGGTGGGTGGGGATCAGGTTCACCCGACCTACAAAGATATGGTGCCTGGGCGTGTCCGGTGAGCAGCTACGCGATGTAATCGTTAAAGAATTGTTGGGCATGTACTTGGGCGAGGGGAAGTTCGACGGCTCTGGCCTCATACCTCAAAGGCTTATCTACCAAGTAACCCCTGCGATGGGAACGCCACGGCTACCAAGAGATGTGGCGGTGCGCCATGCGGCGGGTAATACAAGCCTTGTAAGTTTTAAGTCCTACACTCAGGGGCAACATGTCCTCATGGGTTCGAGTCAGGACTACATTTGGATCGACGAGGAGCCGACCGACCCCACAATTTACCCTCAATGCCTAACTCGTACAGCCACAGGTAACGATGGGAAGGGCGGCTACCTCGTCGGTACTTTAACGCCAGAGAACGGGATGACCGAGCTCGTCAGCCAGTTCATGGACAACCCGAACAAGGGCCAGTATCTCCAGAATGTCACATGGAACGATGCTCCACACATCACCGACGAGACTAAGACCCAGCTTTTAGCGGCTATCCCAGAGTACCAGCGGGATATGCGGTCAAAGGGCATACCCGTTCTGGGTGAGGGCATGGTCTTCCCCATAGCCGAAGAGGCTATAAAGGTTGAGCCGTTTGAAATACCGGAGCATTACAAGAAATTGTGTGCTGTGGACTTCGGAATAACGCACCCGACCACCTGTGTCTGGACAGCCTACGATCCTGACAGCGACACCATCTACGTTTATGACGCCTACAAGAAAGAAGGCGAGATTCCAGCCGTCCACTCAACTGTTATCAAGTCCAGGGGTAAGGATATCCCCTGCATATACCCCCATGACGGTGACAACACGGAGAAGGGCAGCGGCAGAACTCTAGCGGAGATGTACTTGGAGGCGGGGGTGCTGATGATCGGCAAGTTTACCAACCCTGACGGCACTAACTACGTCGAGCCAGGGCTGATGGAGATGCTGGAGAGGTTTCGCACTGGGCGTTTGCGGGTATTCAGCAACCTGGTGCCTTGGTTTGAAGAGTTTCGCCGGTATCACCGGAAGAAGGGAAAGATACATAAAGAATTTGACGATTTGATGGATGCCACCAGGTATTCAGCGATCTCAGTGACCCGCTACGGGCAAAACGCAGTCGAGCGACAGCAATTAACTAACGGACAATCGGGATACACCACACATGAATATAACTTCTGAGATAAACGAAGGCGAGTTGTTGGCTTCGTTAGAAAATATGATTAACGCTGCCGACTCGTACTCTGAGAGCGAGATCGGTGAGCAGCGGGACAAGGGCCACAGCTATTATTACGGTATGCCGCTGGGTAATGAGCGCACTGGTCGATCACAGCATGTGAGCATGGATGTCTTTGACGCAGTCGAGAGCGTGAAGGCTATGTTGATGGAGACCTTTACGGCTGACCGCAACGTGTGCCGCTTCGATCCGCAAACCGCAGAGGACTTTCTGCCTGCCAAGATGGCGACTGCGCTGACTAACTTCATCTTTTATAGAGAGAACAAAGGCTCAAAAATTCTCCACGATGTGATCCACGACGCCCTGGTCGCTAAGACTGGAATAGTGAAGCGTTACTACAAGAATTATTATGAGTATGACGAGGAAACCTTTGAGGGTTTAGATGAGGCCAGCTTTAACCAGCTTGTGTCTGATGAGAACGTCACCATCACAGAGTACCAGGACGAGCAGCAGGTAGTTGAGACTCAAGACCCGCAGACGGGTCAAGTAATGCAGATGGCCCAGGCGTCATTCAGCGGTGAGATTCTGC